CTTCGTCCCTTCCCGCGGTGGCGGGCGCCGCGCCATGCTCCATGCCGAAACCATCGCGGCAAGACTGCGCTCGTATCGCGACGACGACATCTTCTGCCGCAGCGCCGACATAACGCCTGCGGGCGACGGCGCATCGATCGCGGCGCCCGGTCTGCAGCGCAACGAACTCAACAACTACCAGTGCGCGATCGTCGAGATAGATATTTCGTTCGATACCGTCGGTTGATTTTCCGCGTAGCCCGCGCGGCATCGCTTAGCAATTGCGCCGAGGGCAGGCGCTTTCCGAACCTCTCAACATAGGAGCATCGCCATGCCGCTCGCGGAAGGCGTATCTGCAAGAATTACCGTCAAGCAATATGCTACCGGCAACATCACGCCGGGAGATGGTCCTGATCCGACCGTCGATCCAGGCGCGACCGGCGGGCAGATCCTGCGCCGGGTGTCGTCGTCGCTAACGGTTGCCAAGGACACGTACCAGTCGGCAGAAATCAACTCGCACCGGCAACTTGCCGACTTCCGGCACGGCGTTCGCCGCGTCAACGGCGGCATCTCGGGCGAGCTCTCGCCCGGCACCTACAGCATGTTGTTTGCAGCCGCGCTGCGCGGCAACTGGGACATCACGCCGACGTCGGTGAGCAATACCGAGCTCACCAGCCTCGCGGCTGATCAACCGACCTCGACGCTGATTGCCGGCGGCGGCGATCCGGTTGCTTCTGGCCTGCGGGTCGGCGACATCATCCGGCTGACCGGCGCGTCCGAGGTGACCAACAACGGCAAGAATTTCACCATCAGTTCGTTCAGCGGCGCATCGAACCGGACCATCCACGTCTATCCGGCGCCGACGACGATGACGGCGGATACCACGTTCACCATGGCCGGCACCGGCGGCACCTTGATCATCCCGGCGTCGGGGCATGTCTCGAGAAAGTTCGCGTTCGAGATCTGGAACCAGGACATCGACGTTGCACAACTGTTTACGGAATGCCGCGTGGGTGGGTTTAACGTGCAACTGCCACCGACCGGCATCGGCACCGTCGAATTTACCGTCATGGGCCGCGACGGCGTTGCGTTCGAAGCAGGCGCCGCGCCGTTCTTCACCGCGCCGTTGGCGGAAACGACCACTGGGCTGGTGGCGAGCGTCAACGGATTGCTGCAAATCAACGGGGTCACGCGGGCGGTCGTCACCGGCGCCAACATCCAACTGGAAATGAACCCGGAAGGTACGCCGGTGATCGGCAGCGATCTCGTTCCCGAGATCTTCCTCGGCCGCAGTTTGGTGACCGGGCAGATCACGGCGTTCTTCGAGAACATGGAGCTCATCGATAACTTCATCGACGAGGACGAAATCTCGCTGCTGATCTATCTCACCACCGGCAGCGGCGCGGCAACCGATGCGATTTCGTTCTTCCTGCCGCGCATCAAGCTCGGCAGCGCGAGCGTCGACACCAGCGGCGAAGCGGGACAGACCATCACCGCGGCCTTTACCGCTTTGAAGGCCTCGACCGGAGACGCGACCACGCTGCGCATCACCGATACCGCCGTCATCGCTTAAGCGAAATCCCGCACCGCCAGGCGGGCCAACGGTTGCCGGTAATCTCGGGTTAGCCTCTCTCCCCGAGCGAGCCGGCGACGGATGCATCCGGGGCCGGGCGTCTGGCGGCGCCCGGCCCTATCCGCCAGAAGGATGCTGCATGTCAAAATTCAGTGAGCTCGGGGTTGTCACCGACAAGCCATCGCGCATGACCATCATTGCGCCCGGCGAGGTCGATCCGCTGATCGATGAAAAGGGCACCGAGGCCTATATCGATTTCCTGCCGTGGGACAGCGAGGCCGGACGGCGGTTCGAGCAGGACCAGCAGCGCGAGTTGGTGCGCAAGAACTTCAAGCAACGCAGTCGCGCCGAGCAGCGCGCCGACGTGGAGAACCTCGACCAGACCAGGGTGCAGGCCGAGAAGTTGGCGGCATTGGCGACCGGCTGGTATCTGCTCGACTTCGATGGCAAGCCGCTTGAAGACATGGATTTCAGCAAGGCCACCGCGCTCGAGTTGTTCAGCGCCCCCGCGCTCGGCTGGCTGCACCGGCAAAGCTGGGTGTTCGTGAGCAACGAGAGAAATTTTATGAAACGCTCGTCGAAGACCTCCTCGCCTTCGCCGAGCACGAATTCAAACTCGACCGACGATCCGGCAGCGGGACCGAACGCGAACACCTGAGCAACGCCGAGCGGCAGATCGCCAACATCCCCGGCTGGGGCGGGCCGAAGCTCAAGATCGACGACGCGCCGCCGTTCCCCGCCGAACTGCAATATCTCTGGCATTGGTTCTCAGAGCATTGCTGGGGCCTGCAGGTCAACGGCATGACGCAGCCGCGCGTCACCTGGGAAGGCCTCGCCGCCTGGTCCGGCATCACCGGCATCGAGCTTCTGCCGTGGGAAGCCCGCGCCATGGTGCAGCTTGGCAGCGTGCGCGCCAACGCGCTGACGCCGGCAGTGAAGGAGACGCCCAGTGGCGCTGACCGTCCGCATCGTGCCAATGGCAAAAAGCATCGCCGTAACCATCCGCAATGACCTCTCGGTCGAGAACCAGAAGAAGTATGCGGCGGCGTTCGCGCAGGTCGGCATCGATGCCGCCAAGGACAAGAACCGGCAGATCCTCGGCCGCGTGCCGCCCTATACCGTCACCGTCGATGGCGTTCGTGGTGCGCGGCTCGAAAGCGTCAATCCGAACGGCGGCAACATCATCGCCGAATTCGAGTTGATCGAAGGGCTGCTGCGCTGGATCGGCGAGCAGTTGATCGATCGTTCGCCGTTCACGTCCGGCGCCTATCAGAGCGGCCACACGCTAATGGCCGATGGCGTCGAGGTCATTCCCGGCGAGACGATCCCAGTTGCTGAAGAATACATGTTCATCAACCTGGTGCCTTATGCGCGCAGGCTGGAGATCGGCAAGACCAAGTCGGGGCGGCCGTTCCTCATCCAGAAGCCGAACCGGATTTACGAGCATGTGGCCAAGGACGCGAGCCGGCGGTTCGGCAACCAGGCCAAGATTTCGTTCGGCTACCGGGATCTGGAACCGAGACTTGCCTACAAGCTCAAGCACGATCAGGCGAGCCGCGACTTCACCAGCGGCAAGATGAGGATCCGGCCCGGCATCCGCGCGGATCGCAAGAAGGACTCGGTCGTCGCCTCGCCAGTCATCATCGTTCGCCACCTCAAGGTTTAAAGCATGGCCAACATCGAAGAAGCCATCCGGCGGCTTCAGTTTCTGTACGAGACGCATGGCGCCGAAGAGGTGGCGGCGGCGCAGCGCGCCATCACGGCATCGACCGAGACGGCCGAGCGGGCATCGCTGTCGCTGGAGAAAAGCTTCAACAACCTCGAGCGGCGCTACATCTCGACGGTGCGGGCGCAGCAGGAATATGACCGCGCGGTGCGGGTAGCCAATGACGCCGTCAAGCAAAACCCGGCGCTGCAGGATCGCGCCAACGCCGTCATCAACGCCGCGCAGACGCAGTACATTCGCGCCGCCCAGGGCGCCGGCACATACGGCCAGGCAGTTCAGCAAAGCGCCGACATGACGCGGTTGGCGCGGCATGAGATGATCAACTTGTCGCGGCAGATACAGGACATCGGCGTCAGCCTCGCGTCCGGTCAGTCGCCGCTGACCGTTGCGATCCAGCAGGGCGCGCAGATCGCCGACGTGTTCGCGACGTCGTCCGGCACGGTCATGGGGTTCTTGCGCCAGGCGGGCAGCGCCGCGATCGGGTTCGCGACATCGATGGCTGGCGTGGCCACCGCTATCGCAACCGTTGGCGCGGCGTGGGTCATTGCCGGCGTGCAATTTAAGTCCGGGCAGAACGACATCGAGCGTGCGCTGGGCGGCATCGGCGCAGCATCCGGCGTTACCGCTAGACAGATCAACGAAATCGCGACGGCAAGCTCGTCGGCGTTCGGGCTATCGACATCTGAGGCACGCACCGCTGCGACCGCGTTTGCCGCAACCGGAAGAATTTATGCCGACAACGTCAAGCTGGCGACCGGCGCCGTCAGTGACTTTGCCAAGGCGACCGGCGTCGATGCTGCCGATGCCACCAAGGCGCTGGCCGCGGCAATGGTCGATCCCGCGAAGGGCGCGCTCGAGCTCAACAAGCAGTTCAATTTCCT